AATTGAAGAAAGGAAGTATATCAAAAATATCAGATACAAGTTTAAGCGTTCAATCAAAGTTAAAAGCATTATTTTTAGAAAAAATAACAAAAGCATATGATGATGGTGTTGATATGGCAAAAAAAGAGATTAACATTGAGGGCGATGTTCCAACAAACGCAATCGAAAGAGAGTCAATAAAAATTGATGCAAATGATTATGCTACTGCTTTAGCAGGAGAAATTGAAAACAAAACAAAAGAAAGAGCTTTGATCATCTGATAAAGCATAAGATCCTGAATTTTCCCCACCAAGTCCAAGAAATTGAACATGCATAGAAGTCAAGATCATTCTATTGTGAAATTCCATCAATGACTCAATTGCATTGATAACTCCCGAGCCTTTCATCTCAAGTATTTTTGCGTCCCATCCATGGGGTAGTGTAAGATATCCCCCTTCACTTGCTCTCATCTGTTCACCCATTTCATTCCCCTTTTCTTTTTCTGGTTTTCCTGACTCTTCTGGTAGCTTAATAAGCGGAATGCCTACACCGAATCTATCTGCTGCAATTCCTGACACCCTTGCTAACATGTCTTTGTATTTCCAGTTTCCATAGGCAGCACGGAGAATAGACTCACCAGCCATATTGTCACCTTCCATGTCATTTGTAAGAATAAACAATTTTTGTAAAGGTATTTCAATTTGATTATTGTCAAATTCATCTGTTTCAATGTATTGAACAATTCCCCGTGAATATGTACCATCTGCATTTTTTATCTGCCATCTTTCAATTGATTGTGGTATACGTGCAGCAAGGTTTTTTAGCACGACCTTCCCATTTTCAATAGCCCATACTTTTTCAAAAGCATAGTGTCCAAATTCCATAAAACATAATGCCTCACGAATCATATCGTACCAAGAACGATCCATATTAAAAATTTGATCTTCAACATCTTTCCTTATTTTTTCACCTTGTGGAGAATCGTCGTATGTAAATACTTCCCATTGTGTACCAAGTATAGGCGCTTTCAATGCTTTTAGTGCGGCTGATACTGCAGCATCAGTTTTTCGCATCAAGTCAACAGTCGCAGCTCTTGTGTCATCCTTCCATAAAATATTTTCGTCTGTATCAAAATACCCGCTGTATCTTGTAGTACCTGAATCACCGTATATTTTTTCTAATTGTATTTTTACTTGTTTTGCTTCTTCCATTTTTCTTTTTTAAAATTTCTCTCTCCAAAGATTTCCCGTGACTGATCTCCCTCCAACACCAAAACCATCATAGTCTTCTTCTCCACTATGTGCCATTTTATACGATAGGTCAAGAGCCATGATAACACTATCAGCTCTATCATCATGCTCAATTGCATCTGTTCCAAAAAAAAGTAACTGTTCTCGTAACTCTTGCATCTCTGGTCGTATGTGTAATTCGCCTCGTTCTATCATAGCCTCATGCATTTCAAATCGAACAATTTTGTTTTTTAATACACCACCTGTTTTTCCATTTGGAACAATAGATCGAATAGGAATATTCCTGTTATTTATATTTTGATTTACATATTCATTCTCAAGCCTTCCCGTTTTCCATTGTTGTACAAGCTGAAATACAGCAACTTGATTTAATATTTTTTCAACTGCAACTACTTTTGCGGTTGGATGATCTGACCATGTGTTGATAAGTTCAGCCGCTTGTTGTAATTGGCTTGCTCTACCTGCTCTTTGATCAATGACATATCTATGCGGGTCTTTATCATAGTATGCAAGCACTGTGATAGCATACTCATCTGACTCAACCTTTTCACCTCCTTGCACATCCATAGCAATTACAATGTTCGGTTGTTGTTTTTGCATTGTTGGGAGTATAGTAAATATATTATTATCAATCCACTCTGGTTTTAATCTTGCAAGATCAAAACTTGTAGGATTATGCATATACTCTTGATTGAATGAACGTGAACCAATCTCTTTTTTAATTTGTATCAATTTAACAATTGGAAACATTGCTTTCCATGCTGGGATAGAATCATTGTTTAATCTTCCGTTATATGTAGCTGGAAGAAATAATCCGCCATATTGCTTATAGAATTTTAATAATTCTGATTCGGCATGAATGATGGTGCCAATCCATTTAATCTTTGCCCTTTCTTGAGACAGAGATGGAAGTATAACATTAAACACCCAATCATGAAGTTTTTGCCTTCTGTATAATGATTGTACTTGTTCATCATCTTCGATATCATCCATTATCACTTTAGATGGTCGTTCGTTTTTAATGTTGACGCCGCGCCCTTTACCCGCCCCTCTTGCAACAACATTTACTCCGTTCATTGTTTCAAAATGTGTGTCTGTCCATTTGGTTGATTCTCTTTGTTTCATTGGCGGAACAAGATCGCCATACACAGCACGTAGCAATTCATTGTTTTCAAGTTCTGATCTCATCGCTTCAAATTGAGTCTTTGCATTTCTTAAGACATCAGATACATATACAATCACATTCTCAATGTTATACACAATATCATGCAGTGTATCTATTTTAATCCATGTTGATTTTGCATGTCCCCGAGGGAAGATGACAGCGCTTGTATTTGGATTTGATATTTCTTGAATCAATAAATGATGCGCATATGGTGGGGTAGACTTGATAATATGAGAAAAAAAATATCTACCAAAAATATAAAGGTTTTTTTTGTCACGCAATGTTTCTTTTATCCATTGTGGCTGATCTTCTTTCGGTACCTCCTGAAGAAGAGCGAGCCACTTTATAGCTCTTTCATTGTACTTCTTTTCTTCTGCTTCAATAAATTCTTGAGTAACAAAAGCAAAACTATTCTCCTCCATCTTCATCTGAATTTAAAAACTCATCATGTAAAGCCTTTGCTTTCCCTGCAAGATCTGCAACTTCAACCTGTACTTTTTTTGTTTTACTAAATTCATCGGGTCGCTTCCTTTCAAGATAGTCAATTGCGTTAGAATAGCTATCACTCAATTTATCAATTGCAGTCTTTCGAGCCTTTAAAACAGGCAAATTCTTGCATGCCTCTTTTACGGCGGAAAAGTCTTTGTGCTTTTCTAAAAAGTATTTATATTGATCTAGTGTTATGCCTGCGTATATACACGCTTCCTCTACTTTTGCATCCATCTTAAATGCAGCAATAAGCGCTTCAACTTTTCCTCTCTCGATCCACCACGCATTGTGGGAAAAAGTAACAATCAAATCACCGTGATGCTTATCTGTTATTGTATATAACTCGTCACCAACTTTTACTTTCTTTTGTTTTTTCATATTAAATATATACAACTATATACTTAATATGTCAAATAAAAAGTTCCGAACGTGTCATTGAGCCCTACCCTAACAGGACGGTTTCAGAACCATTTTATTTACAAAATTAGTATTTACTTTTAAATTCCCATATTTCTCCGCACTCGTTACACTCACCTTCCATAGTATTAGTTTCGGGCTGAATCATAATATATGTTATTTCGTCTGATTGACATCTTCTACATTGTGGCATATTAGTTATCTAATTTATTATCATCAATTTTGTATAATTTCAATTTCAAATTCTATATCATCAGGATTCTCTACTAGCGGTTTTTTAAGAACTGCTAGTCCTTCTGCACTATATCCAATAAATACAGTTTTCTCGTAAGAAGAGCATTGAATGTCATCACATTCACATTTACACACTTCACGCTTTTTCAATTCAGGGAAATGTACATAACAAGATTGAGATGGTAGTTTCTTAAAAAGTTCAAATTCTTGCCTTGCCTCTGCTTCATTTTTGGTTGGTGTTGACCAAAGAAAGACGTGCAATACTCCAGTGCAATAATTTATTAATGCATTTTTTGCCCGTTCTATTGCTAGTTCTGGATTTTCATACATTTCAAGTACTTCAATTCGTATTTTCTTTACAAAACTTTTGTCATCATTAAATTTTGCAATTACTACTAACTCAGTTTTGTTTGAGTCTTTCATACTTTCTTTTTAAATTTACGTGGTGAATTATAGTAAAAACTTGTGCACTCAGGGCATTTCTTCGGTGGTGTTCCTTCCTGATTGTGTGATACCCACTGATGACCGCAGCGGTTACAATCCCATGAGACAACGCCGCATGTTTTACATTTTCCTTTTTGTGATTTCATACTATAATTATACCGTGCTCAAGTATCCTGTCAAGTAGGTATAATACAGCTATAAGAAAAAGTTATCCACAAGCGCAAGCTAAGAATAAATCAATAAATTCAATGGTTTAAGATTAGCGTTTGATAGCGATTTGATAGCGATAGGATAATGTGGTGTAATATATACGATTAACGCAAAACAAAAAACCCTCAATAGCTAGGCTCATGTGTCTAAGAGCTACACACGAACGCACGGCATGAAGCCGACTTTTACTATTGAGGATTGATTGCAAAAAATCTAAATAGATTCATGTAAAGGTTGTTTTAGTATACATCTTTTTTTAAAAAGAAACAAAATATACTACTTTGTTTACACCATAGAAAAGTTATAAAGTGTAGTTATCCACAGGTACTATTTGACACTATATACGTATAGGTATATACTTAATTCATAAGTCAACTAACTACTACACATATGCAAAGCACAGCAAAAGAAAACAGAGAAATAAAAAAAGCTCTACAAAAAGAATACGCAAAATATAAAATATCAGTAGTACAGGGGCAAGGAACTGCGTGCGACTGGAAAGAAATTACTATAGAAACTGACATAAAAGCAGAGTTTAATGAGTGGGACGCAGGAACATATACAACAGAATTAAAAGATAAGCTGATCACTATAGAAAAAAGAGTAAAGGAAATTGTAAAAAAGAGTGCTCAATTATCAACATACTTAACAGATGATGCGTACGGTGAAGATAAAGATTGCTTACTAGTTACTGTGAATACAATAAGATAAATAAAAGAATACCCCGCATAACTACTACAAAATGCGGGGAGATTCTACCCTCATTATAAAAAATAAATATGATAATAAAAAATGTAATAAACTGGATAAAAGCACAAATACTTTATAGAGTTTGGGAGTATGGAATTTGCAATGGTAAGTATGCCCGTAGACATAAATTTAATAAAAACGTGCAATTCATAATTTTTAAAAAAGGCGACCAAAAATACATAGATGGTATTGGGCATACAGAAGATAAATGGATAAATTTTGATAGTAGCTGGTGGGATAGATTCACTCCCACAAAGTGATTTCTTTCTGCATTTATTAATCAATTAACTACACAAGGATATGAATTGTCCCCATTGTACTAAAGAAATAAGCTATACATGTACTCGATGTACTCACTCATGGACACCACGACGTACTCAATCACCGAAAGTATGCCCTGAATGTAAGTCTCCGTATTGGAATAAAAAACGACGTATTGAGATTAAATAGTATTCTGAACTTATCTTCATCAATTCTACCATATCGTCCATATGGACAAAATGGTTGTGGATAAATAAACAAAAAACCCTCAATAGCTAGGTTCCTGTAGGGTTCAAATGTCCACACGAACGCACGGCATGAAGCCGACTTTTACTATTGAGGATTGATTGAAGGAGGCTGGTACCCCTGATAAAGAAACAGTCTCCTATATATAAACATCGTCTAGTCGGTTAAGACCTACTGCTTATACCAGTAAGAATCGAGTTCGAAGCTCTACGCACTAATAGTATGGCATAAAAGAAATACCTGCATACGTTTTGGAAGTTCGTGCAGGCATTTCGGAATATAATTAGCCCATAAAGAACAAGCAATCGACGAACGTGAAAATTTGTAATTTTAGTATACATCTTTTTTTAAAAAGAAACAAACTATACA